CGGGCAGCTTAATTATCTGTGAGATCTTCATGCTATGTGCTCCTGAGTTTATAGAGTGTCCGCACCGGCTGAATGGTGAGAGATAAATTGCGATAGGTCTTTAATGTCAACCAGTGCTGCTTGTAGCTGGGCTATCTCTTTTTGGGGTATTTCAATTAGAGCCTCGGCTTTTTTAAGTGTGCTCATTGTTTTTTTCCTATACGCCAGTTAGGGATTGCATCTGCACAATCTGCTGCGTCTCGTATAGCAGTAGAAGTAGGGCTTCTAAGTTTGCGCATTGCTTTGGCTTCTATCTGCCGGACGCGCCCTTTTGATAAATTCAGTTCCTCGCCTATCGCGTCCAGTTTCATTTTGTGCCCGCCCGTCAGCCCATAGCGGCGTTCTACAACGTATTTTTCTCGTTCGCTAAGAAGATTAAGCCCTTTAGTTAGCATGTTGGCTGCGTCTTCTATTTGAAGCACGGACTCAGGATCGCCGCCGCCGATCAAGGCTTGCGCTTCGTCGATGGAAACTTCTGTTTCGGCAGTGTTTCTTTCTAGCCCTTCATAAAGGTGGTTTTCGGGGAAGATATCTTCAGGGAAAGTGAACAGGACATCACAAACCCGTTTAACTGACGGACGTAGGTTCCCATGCAGGTTATAGGCACCATGTCTTAATTTTAGTATGTTGTATATGTCGTTAGCATTTATGCCGGTCTCCCGTGCCATTTGTGCGGGGTTATCGAAACCCCGATCTCTCATTATGCAAAGCATGTAGTTGTTCCGGACTTTTATCTCTACGTTGTATTCCTTCATCAGGACGGCTCTTTCTGAATGCTGATTATGGATTTAGGTGGCTAACAGGCACGAGGACCTTCCATTCTCCCTTTGGCATTCACCACGAGTGCCACTGCTCGTGCCTGTTAGCCGTAAGGGGTAACGGACTTCATTACGCGTTCATACATGGCTTTGTGCATAGTTTCGGCTTCTTCCCAAGTAGTGCAGCGTGTTTGTTCTTGGTCTAGTGTTCCGCCAAATACCATGGTTTCAAATAGCTTGGGCCGGGAGGCTCCAAATGTGTGGTCTACACCGAGAAATACGGTTGATATGCGTGCGTCTCCAATAATAGTTTCGGCTACGTGGCGGTCATTATTTTCTATCCACTGGCCCCAGCGCATAATGTTGGGCTCCGCAAAGGCGATTTTATTTTTTAGTACGTAGCGGCCTATCATTCTGCTGCCTCCTTTGTGTCTGGTGTACTGACGGTTTTGTCTTGGGGGGTAACGGACTTCATTACGCCGTACTCTCTGCGTGCGCGCGCGAACCAGTCGTCGGTGTTGGCCCACTCTACAATCAGTGACCCACGCTGTACGACGCCATCGACTTTGTTCAGGCCCGCGTTGATGCCGTGGTGTTTAAGATATTTGGTGAACTTCGCGGGTGTGGCGGGTATTTTGCCGACTGTGGCCCTGAATATTATGTTCAGGTCGCTGCGTGTGAAGCGGTCTCGTCCATCACATATGATTTCTTTTACCAGCGTGTTGTAGCGCTGGACCAAGATCTTCATGTCGAGGTCTAGTACCTCGTCGGCTTCTTCGCAATAGTTCAGCAGTACGTCTGCCCGGCCGTTGATTAGTGCGTTGGCTATCTCGTCTACTGATGTCTCGCTGAGCGCCTGCATGTTTTCTTTGGCGGTGGTCATTTTGGCTGTTTGCGCCTGCCTCCGGTCAACTGGGTAGATGAGCAGGTGGTGCATGAGCGCCGGCAGCTCGTCGGTGATGGCTTCTATCTCGTCGGCGGTGATACTTAGTGGGTGTGGCTGATAGTCCGCTACGTTGAAGCGCCTGTCTGTCATCTCCACCGTTATGGGGTTGCGCTTGTTGGACAGGAACATAAAGTTGGCGCGGTTCGGTACTGTGTAGACGTTGGAGTACATTTTCCTGATCGAGATCATGGCTTCTGTCATGTAGTTCTTTATGTCCGCCATGATGGAGTGTTCCCGGCGGCTCTGGGGCACGTCTACTTCGTCTATAGCGACAAGCGTAACGTTCTCAAGGAAACCGTTGTAGTTGTCTTCAAAGTTCGCTGTGCGCACTTGTATGGCGTTGCTGTGCCCTAGTATTGGCTTGAGTATCTTGTAGAACAGTACGCCCTTGCCTGTACCTTGTGCACCCTGCAGCGACCAGCCGGTGCCCGCGGCTTCTTTGGTCTGCACAATGAAGGCCAGCCAGTTGATGTAGTGGCTTACGTTCTGGTGCCCCAGCACATGTACGAGCACGCGGTCGATTATGGGAGTCTGCCCGCTGTTAGGCGTCGATGTGCGCTCCAGCTCAGACGCGACGTAGAGGTTTATGGTCTTGTTCTGGGTGTCTATCCGCGCGCCGGTGTGGTGTGGGTCATGTGTCATCCGGTAGGTAGGCAGCGCCTCCAGCTCGATGTTGTATTCTTTCAGGAACAGCAGGGCGTCGCTGCTGCGCCGGGCTGTGAACAGCTCGACAGTGTTGTCTTCAGGGTCGTAGAAGCCGTTATACACGGCTCCGTCCTGCAGCCCCCGGAACCCTATGGGTTGTCTGCCGCCTGCGCGCTCCACGCCCAGCTCTTTGGTGCGTAGCTTGAAGTAGGCCGGCAGCAGCTCTTGTGTGCGGTACGTCGGCTCGCCTTTGAAGTTGTAGATGTACTCTATGTTGTCCGTCGGGTGGTAGTAGGCCCAGCTGTCACCGCCGTTAAGGTTGAAGTACACGAAGCCCCGGTCTTCTTTGACGTCGGTTATCTCTGCGTGGCTGGGGTTGGGCAAATACTCCACGTTTGTGCCCTTCATGGCGAACGATGTGGAGCGCTTTTTGTCGAGCCCTTTAGCCAAGCGCAATTCGTTGATCTTGGCTATCTCTGCTGCCTTAATCTTGGCCAAGTCGAGCGCTTCAAGCCCTAAAATTGCTGTAGGCACCTCGTCGTTTTTATCTTGGTGGTAGGTTATTCGGTTGCCGGTGATGGTGTCTTCGTAGGGTGGTTGTACGTCTGGTGGGGCGATATACAGTAGCTTGTCGTTCTGGCATGTGCTGATGTCCAGCCCCCACTTCAGGGCCATGTCCGAGGCGGTTAGGGTCAGATCGTCGGAAAAAACGTCAAGATTCTTACTCTTTAGCCACCACTTCAAGACGTGTGGAGAGACTTCTTTGTCGAGTTTTATAAAGACGTGAGCATTGAAGTCAGTGTTCAGTACTCCGTCTCGTTTTAAAAAGGAGCTGGATGATAATTGGAGGATGTAGCTGTATCCTGCTAATCCCAGCCGGGCTAGAAAGGCTGTAGCGTCGGCGACGTCGGTGAGTCCGTCTGCGTCGAGGCACATCCATAGCGTGAGTGCGTCCCGGTCGGTCGTTCCTGCGCGTGATTCGTCAAATAATTGACGGTTTACGTTGCCTTTGAGAAGGCAGTGGCCCAATTCCGCCTGTTTTTTGATGAGGTAATGGAGGTTTTTGAGGTTGTCTACAGGGATGGTAGTGGAGGTGAATTCGAATGCTTGTGGGTATGAATGTTTGCCTTGGGAATCGAACTTTTTCGTCATGGGGATGCGTGCTTGAAGGAAGGTGACATCCATACGAAAAGCCTCAAAAGATACGATTTATTGGAGTGTTGGAGGCTACTCCTGCTTTTTCAGCCTGACAAGTGATTTAACACTCGTAACGGTTGAAAAATAAAAGTGATACGCCTCTAGGCCTTACCAGTACTACTCTGTAACGTATTAACACTCTTAACACTTTTATATATATCAATGAATACTATATTTAATAAAAGGAGGTAAAAAGAGGTCATATATGGCCAAAATAGGGTAAAAACAGGAAATAAAGTATATATTTGTATAAGTATTCTGAAACTGATTCTTACCCCCCAAAAAGTGTCTTTTTTGGTGTTTTTCTCCTTTAAAATCAACGAGGTAACGCGTAACACATTAGTGTTATGAAGTGTTACGGCCTAGAATTGCCTTCGTAGACGCTCTGCCAGTTGGTTTGTATCGTCGAGCATCTTGTCGAGTTCCTTCAGTTTTGCCTCGAAGTTTTCCATCATTTTGGAGAGGGAGGCTGTGCGTGTTTCAGCGTCTTGAAGGACGGCCGACATACTCGAAAGTTTCGGCAGTGTGTGTCCTTTCTTGGGCGCGTCGTTTTGCGTCAGGGTTTTGACGTGATTAGCGACCTTTTTCCCAATGTTTGGGTTGTTTGAGCCTTTTAGTGCGTCGTAGACTCTCCAGACTGATGCTGGGCTTATGCCCAGATATTTTGCAGTGCTTTGGACACTGCTGCCGGCGTCAAAGAATTTTTTGATGTCGCTTGCCAGTGCGAGGTCGATGTATTTGCGTGTGCCCATGATTTTGATCCTTTTGTTTTGGGGTTAAGCCCGAGCGAACTCGGGCTTGATTTGCGTTACGCCGCGGCTTTCGCGGTGAATTTTGCATTTTGTAGCGCCTCATCGCTTTCTGCTTCTGCTTCTGCTTGCAGAAGCTCTGCGATTCTATCCATCACTTCCAAGGCTTCGTGGAAGTTGTTGGCACTGTCTCTGATCTCCCAAGGCGATTGTGGGTCGTCGGCATCTACCGGAGCTTTCTGCATGAAGCAGTAGAAGTCCTCGATGTCGTTCAGGTAGCTTAATTGCCCGGATATGATGGTGTGGACCATTAGGAGGTTCTCGAAATCGTCCATGATTGTCGCCGCTATGTCGCCGAGCGGCATGTTTTCTATGCCTAGTTGCTCGGCGACGTCTTGACTGAAGTCCAGACCGTTGAGCCTGTCGTTGGTCTCTGCTTCTACTGAGCTGGTCATATACCGCCGTGCTTGCCAGCAGCAGTTGTTCATTACCTTCTGTGTGAACCGGAGCATGTGCTCTGGTTTCAGGGGCATGTCCTTGGCTCGCATCCCGTTGTCTTCTTTGTCGATGTTTGACAGGTCTCTGCGTTCGCGTCGCAGGGTGACGAAGGTATTTAGCATCTGGTTCATCAGTGTCTCGCCGTCTGCTTTGAGGATCAGGTTTGCTATCCCGGAATCAACGTTTTTGCCTGAAAGGGTGACCGGGGCCTCGCTGATTTTTACGATAGCGCTCTCGATGAAGCTGTTGTTTTTAGTGCTCATGTCGTACTCCTAGTATTGTCGGATGATTTTGTGGATGTTCATTTCTGCTGCGATGATCAAAACGTAGAAGTCCGCTGCGTCGTAATCATCTGATTTACAGCCACAGTGGCTGCTGGGTTCGTTTGCCTCCTGTACAAAGGTTAGTTCGTCGGCTTCGCATGTTTTGAAGCACTCTTCTTCGATCTCTTCTAGCGTGAAGCTCATTTGAAGGCCCTCCGAGCCATAATTGGAAAGAATACTGAAGACAGCGCCGCTGCAATCATTGCTGCGAAGCCTCCAGTCATGCTGTGGCCGTGTAGGCTGAACACAAGCCAGAACACAGCCATGTCTATACCCACACTTACGATCTGGCCACGTAGCAGCTTGTGCCACGTGTATGCCAGCCCGATGAACATGATCAGTCCATACATGAGGGGCATTAGGTCTAAATGCGCCAAGAATGCGTTCATGTGGCTCTCCACAGTATTTCGAGTTTAATGTGCGGCATTGCTACTGCTCCCGGTGCGCGGCAGCCTTCACCTGTTGTGAAGTAAGCCAATGTGCTTTTGAGGTGAGCTGTAGTCATATGGCGGATAGGGATGATTCTGCTGTCCCTAGTCTTCCAGTAGCCCTGCTCTGCGCGTTCACGTATAGAATCTTCAAGCAAGCCATTAAGTAGGTCGAAATCGTCTATTTCCATGCCATTCTCCAATTTCATCGAATGTGATGAACACCAATGTCCACCACACACACATAAACCTAATGAACGTACACACTCCCCTTCATAACACCCACCAAATAACACCCCAATACAAAAAGCATTCTGGTGTGTGTCAGCATTCAGGTTTATGGCGGTGGTACACAAACAAGCATGAAAAAACCCCAGAGCCTTGCGACGCTGGGGTTAGTCTTATGACGTGAAGTTTGCTATCGCGTCGATGATATCCGCGGGGGTTTGCGGTGCCTGCTGCGCGTTCGTGGTCTCTAAGCTTCTATAGAACGAGACGACGCCTGTGGCTAGCTTTCTGCGGCCGAGCTTCAGGTTTTGTGGCCCCCACTTGATGTTGAGCTTGGAGGGTTCGCCTTCATCGTCAAGTTCGACGCCAGTTATGTGAACTTGTCTGCGGTCTAGGACGAGCTTCTCTTTGGGCTGCGCATAATATGCAGATACACGCTTTGGGCTGCGCATTTTTGGGCCGTTGAGGACCAAATCAATGCGGTTAGGTGCGAAGAAAGCGGTGATGCCAAGACGATCGGGAGAGTAAGTATTCATAGGGTAGTGCTCCGATTTGTGGTTGTGTGCCGGGTACCTCATGGCTCCGGTCACATGAACATCGACCTAATGAACGAACGAATATCACTTCCTACTGGCAGGGGGTATTCATGGCATGAATGAGGTAGGGACATGGTATTCACGGGCTAGATACCCGATAGCCGAGGCCTCCGTGTGTCCCAGCAGGGCTTCTGGCTACGCAGTACCACGCTATTTCGTACACATAGCAGCAAAGAAAAACCCCAGCTTTGTGGGCTGGGGTTGGGGGCTAGCTGTCGAGATCAGCCATGAGCTTGGCAGTGATAGCAGCGATGCGCGCTTCGTTGGTAGCAGCTCGAAGCTCTACGAGTGCTGGGTTACGGGCTGCCTTGTAGCCACGTACGAGTCCGATGTGAGCGTCCTGAGCTGTGCCCACTGATGTGCCGACGGTCTCGGTGAAGTCGAGTTTGATCTGAGTTGCTGCATCCATAGTATTTCTCCAGATTATGAGGATGAACCAACCATTTGGTTCAAAAACCTACACCTAATGGGACCCCTATCCTCACACCGAGATCCGAATCCGAAGTGGGGTGGGCCTGTGGGAGTTAGGGGGGAGGGGCCCCACAGCCCCCCAACACCCTATTTTTTCGAGTTTTTATTTTTTATTTTTGTCAAACACACTTTTTCGAGAAACTGTGTCCTGACCACGCAAAACCAAACCAAAGTGCCCACCCCCCTTTTTCTGTGTAGAATCGACAAAAATTATAGGAATTTTTTTATGGGGGCGAAGAACAAGTACGCTGCCGCTGTAGCCACCGGCGACCCGCAGCTGGCACTGACTGCGAAGCAGCGGCTGTTTGTGGAGGGGATAATGCAGGGGATGAATCAGCGGGTGGCTGCTCGCTTCGCAGGCTACGCCACTCCCCACGTCGATTGCGCGCGAGTCATGGCGCAGCCCCATGTACAAGCGTCGATCGCCTATTTGCACAAGAAGCACGAGTCGGCGTCGCAGATGACCCGCAAGAAGGTGATGGACGGCTTTCTTGAAGCGATCGACATGGCCCGAACCAGTAGCGACTCCAACACCATGGTGAATGCGTGGAGGGAGATCGGCCGCATGTGCGGGTACTACGCCCCCGAGAAGAAGATTATTGACGTTAATATCACCGCAAAACGCGCGGTCGACCGGCTGGAGGCCCTGACCGACTCCGAACTGCTGGAGATGATCGAGGAGGACAGTGCGGTGATTGAGGGCGAGGTGGTCGAGGTGCTGGAGACGCTCCAGAGTGAGTCAGACGATGCCTACAGCGAGACCACCAGTGGTTGACCCGACCGTTCAGGAGCTAGACCCGAAAGTACGGCGCGAGATTGCTCGCCGGGTACTGGCCCGCCGGTCGCTGATCGCCTTCACGCAGCGCTTCCTGCCGCAGTACAACCCCGGATGGGTCCACTACGACATCGCGCGCCGGCTGGAGAAGTTTAAGGAGGATGTCGAGAACCAGCTTAGCCCCCGGCTGATGTTGTTAGTACCTCCCCGGCACGGTAAGAGTGAGTTAGGGTCGATCCGCTTCCCGGCGTGGAGCCTAGGACACCACCCCGAGTGGGAGTTTATTAATTGTGGGTACAACCTCGACCTGCCGATGAAGTTCAGTCGGAAGGTGAGGGAGATTATCCGGGACCCGGCGTTTACGTCTCTTTTTGATGGGTGCGAGATTGATAAGGAGTCCCAGAGCGCGGAGGCGTGGAACACAACGGGCGGGGGCGGCTACACCGCCGCGGGCGTGGGCGGCGGTATCACGGGGAAGGGCGCACACGTCCTTGGGATTGATGACCCCATCAAAAACCAGCAGGAGGCGGACAGCGTACTAACGAGGACCATGTTGTGGGACTGGTACTGGTCAACCGCATACTCACGACTCGCGCCCGGTGCCGGCGT